TGAACGTCATGCGTATAAACGTACCGGAGTTTCGAATCTCCCCAATGTTGATTGGCTTCTTCTGCCATCAATAAGCCCAAATCAGTAATCTTTGCCCCATCGCCGTGCGTTGTTCCGATCAAATTATTATGATACCGGTAATATTTTCGGTGATTAATCGAACAATCAAACGAAATTGATTTATCTAATCGAAACCAACTTTGTATCGCATCCGCCAAAAAGAATCCATTCGTATAATCGTGGTTTGAAGGATTATAAGTAATGTGGACCTTTGCAATTAATCGTAACTTCTCAATCACCTCAACATACAATTGTTTAGCCATTAAAAAATTGGTATACCACATTCCGTCCGTATCCTGAAACGTTCCGCTTGTCGTCGTTCTTTTAGGGGTGTCAATATGTAGAATATCATTTCCGATAATCAATAAGATTTGGTCTATCTCAAAACCCTTGACCTTATTTAAAATACCATCCACTCCTTCGTGTACTCGTTGAACTGCGATATTAGAATTGTAATCTTCACCAGTTTCAAATGCAGTTGCCAATTTCCCGATGTGAATATCTGCGGGATCGATAACTAATAAATGCCCATCGTTATAATCTTTGTAAATAATCGGTTCATAATTAACTGAATGCTTGTCCATCGATTCAATGATAGCATCCCTTATATCTTCATAGGTCTTTTGGGTTTTATCTAACTTAACTGCAACCGAGTATTCCTTTGTCTTATCCCAGTACAAAGTCACATCGCCAACGTCTATCCCTCTTTCCTCGCAATGGTTTGCAAGGCCCCGATGTTCTTCTTTTATTTGTACCTTTTTATCGTACCGATGCCAAGCCTTTCTTAAAGTTTCAGAATTGTAATTATATTTTGAGCCAATTTGTTTTGTCGCATCGTGTTTACTCTTTGCACCTCCGGAATTGAATAATTCAATCGCCTCGATGACCATATCTTTAAAACCCATTATTTCCCCATTTGGTGTAAATCCATTAACTCATCGACCAAAAATTCAACATTATTTAAAAGCTTCATTCGTAACACAAACCCAACATCGTCCATGTTTTCAATCGAAGACATTACATCAAGCATCGTGTCCAATAATTCACGGCTTTTTTCTTCTTTGCTCTTTGGTTTTTCCACTGGCTCGATGTCTATTTGGTACATAATATTCCGAAGGTAAAAATTAAAACTAATAAAACGTTCCGATGCCAACCGTTTCTTGCTCGTTTCTTTTCGCTTATAAGCAACGATTTCTCTACTCGGTAAGTATTCATATTCGAATACATTAACGAATCCTTTAAAATCAAGATTTGACCCCTATAAATTGAATCCTTTGCTAATAATAATTTGCGTTCTTTTAAGTCATGGATAATCGTATCCATTAACGCAACAGGTAAACAAATTTGTTTACCGAAATTCGTAGTAGTTTTGGAGAAAATTTGTCCTTGTGCTATCGTCGAAAGCAAAAGGAATCCGATTAATAACGGAATCGAGTTTAAGTATCTTCTTGTCATTACTTTCAATTAAAAATGAATGTTTCACCTGGTCTTTAACATTCCAATTTTTGTAAATATAAGCCATAAAAAACAAAAGCAACAACATCGTTGCCGCTTTCAAAAAATTAGTATACTCGTCCAAAATATAAATCGGCCTCCGCCATTCTTCGTTTAGTCAATCCACTTAATACCTTGCCTCCGCTTTTATTCCACTTTAAAAATTCATTCCGTATCAACGGATCGTTTTGGTTTTCGTTTACTTTTTTAATTAATGTGCTTGACTTTATAGCCCCTGCACCAACGTTATAGCATAACGAAACCAAGGCATCAAACTGATTTTGATTAATGTCATCCCTACAAAACGAATCAATAGAATGCTCATAGTGTTTAATAACGTTTAAAAATATTTCAGTCGCCCTTGCCTCACTAATCGGGCCATCCGTCATTTTTACCTTTGTTCCGTCCGGATAATATGTGCAACCAATTGAAATCGTTGGTATGCCTGCTGGACATAGGTAAGGTTTTAATTTAACTCCTTCAAATGTTTTTATCAGGCTTAATCCTTTTGGGCTTATTCGGTTGACTTTCATCTAATCCAAGTTTTAATTTTAGGTCAGCATTCTCGGCTCTTAAATTTTGAACCTCATTTGTTAACGTATCTACTTTATCACTTAACTCTTTAACCTTATCAGACATCTCTTGTGCCGTCACTTTCCACATTGCAATGATTTCTTTTGTATTGGCAATCTCACTTGCATTAATATCAAGATTCTCTTTTCTTTTACCCACAAGCCAACCTATAAAAGCAGTTATCGCACCAGTAACCGACGGAACAAATATGTCATCGTAATTCATTAATCTTTTTTAAATATGTTTAATAATTGTGCCTTCAATAAATTTACAAATACATCAGATTTTTCAATAAATGTTTTTAAAATATCAAAATCAACAGAATCCAATTCAAGTTTTTCACCCATGTGTAAAGCCTTTGCCCATTCCCACATCTTTAATGGATTCCCTTGTTTTGATTCAGCTAATGCCTGGGCCAATAATTTACCTGCATTTGTTCCTTTTATTTCTAATCCGTCTAATCCTTGTAAATCAAAATTAAAATCTAATTTCATTGGTTGATTGTATTTAAATATTGAATATTTCTAATAAATAGCAAAATCATATTTATTTACAATTATAGATTTTTCAATCTAACAACCGTTGTATAATTCCCCCAAGTTTTTACAATAAATTCTTGGTTTGCCTTCGTTGGAAGTCTTACCGTGTGCGTATCCATCGTGTACCCATTATTAAATGGATTTGTAATAAGTAATAAAGCCTCCGTACCGTCTGCACTTAATTTATAAGCCGAAATAGGAAGCTGGGCATTGTAAAGCATAATTGGGAAATTGGTTGTATTTGCATCCGTGTTTGATGTCCAAACTGAACCGTTTTTATATTCAGGTTTTACCCAATCGGTATTCGCAGCAACTATATCCCTATTTTGTAGAATCTGCCAATAACCAATATGAAACCAATCATAAGCACCATTGTCAATCTCGTAAATATCTCCATAGGCTTGCCATTCAGTCGTAAATTCTGCTCGCCATTTGTTATATTCTCCACCGATCACGTTGTCATCCCATAAATATAATCCATCTAAATAAGCAAACGACCAAGCGGCAATAGATTGGTTATGGCTTGGCGGATTATTAGGCCGATAAGTCTTTAATAATCTACTCGCCCCATCCGTTAAAAATCCTTTCCGTTCAAAATAAAAATCTGAACCACCCGTTGGCTCCATGTATCGCCAAGAATAACCACAAACCTTCTTCGTTTTTGCTTGTTCTGACCCTAAAATTTCAGTTATTAATTTTCGACTAATATCTGCTGAATGAACTAAATTATACAAATACCATTTTTCAGAAACATTGTGAAGATAAGCAGTTACGAAAAAATGAGAATAGCAATCTATTGCACCTTCATAAAACTTATGCCAATATAAATCCGATGCGTTTCTATTTTTAGAACCATCAAAATAATACTCTTTGTAATCCTTGTATAAATCCGTTGTCTTTGCAGTTGCTACCGAAACACCAGGCGAAACATACCGCCAACCATTAGTTCCTGAACCTTCATAACTACGAGTATAAATACCTCCTTCATAATTACTAAACGTAGGAATTACCCCACCACTTCCCGACCATGAATTTGCAATTGAATAGGTCTTGCAACTATTCCAAAGTGCCGTAAATGATTGCCCGAACGTTTGTCTATCTTTCCCTTGACCACTTACTAATTCAAAGTCAAATTGTAAATGCTTTCCGTGATTAATTGCTTGCGGACTTCTTGAATCTCCAAATGGACTAAAAAAACCAAGCAATCCATTGGCAGGCGACCTATCATAATTTCCAGTCCCTGAATTTATTGTCGTTTCCCAAGAACGAGGATTTAATTGAGCATACGTTTTATTAATGATTCCGTTATTAAATGTCCAACTTGCTCTTGCCGTTGGGTCAGTAATTAATAAGGATTCAAATAAACCAACACACCAACTTTTTTGTGCATCGGTTGCTGGGTCATTAAAATTATTTCCTGTATGTAAATTATAGGTATATTCTCCTGCTGACTTAATCCATGTATCAACATCAAAAACATGCTTTTCGGAATAGTTTTGATATTCATAAATCGTACTCGATGACCCACCACCCACTTCCCGGTACATGTAATAGTTTGAGTTTGGTGGATCGCCATACAAAGTATCTACAAATCTTGTTTGCCTTTTATAAGTATATCCCTTTCCGTTTCGTGTTGAATTACGATAAATCCGTTTTGAAGTATTCCAAACTCCCGAACCTTTCTCAACCATATCAAATAACGGAATCGCTAAAGACATAAAATCCTTTTGGTTTCCGTTTCTATCATTTATCGGTAAAACATTAGGGAATCTTTTAAAATAAGACGGATATTCTCCCGAATATAAAGGAATAATATAATCAGGTCTAAAGTAATAATAAACCCTTCCTTCTTGTGTTGTTCTTGCTAAATCCTCTGCAACGTGAATAATTGCACTAATAAAATTACCACCTACAAAACCATCGCTAACTGAACCGCCTATATTATTTTGATACCATTCCCCAGTCATTAACCGAAGGTCATAACCTTTCATTGCTGAAACATCAATATTTGTTAAAGCCGTCGTATTAAATGTGCCTTGGTCAATTATCCATTTCTTTGCATGAGCATAAGACCTCGTTGACCAATACGCATCCGTCACTAAATTGCTACCATTTATACTTAAACTTGTTCCAACCCAATAAGCATCAAAGTTATCATTAGGGATAAAAATACCATTATCATAATCAACTACATAATCATCAACCCAACTTGTATCAGCACCTGATAAAATTAATGCTTCCTTTGAACTTGTAACTATCTTACCATCGTTTCCAAGACTTACATAATAGCTTCTAAATTGTGGCTCTGGAATCACATAATTACCCGAAGGTGCTAAACTTGTCAAACCCGCATTCGTATAAAAAATTGTCGTGTTATCTAATAAATTATTATTTGCATAAAGTACGATTGAATCCTCGTTTGTTTCAGGATTAATCAACTTTGTTCTCGCATCACTAACCGAACTGAATGCCATTATTTTAAAACGTAATAGGTTGTTGGATAAGTTGTAACCGTGCCACCGCTATAACCATAAAATTCACTCATCGAATGTGGCAAAGTTTTGCCAGCATCTAAACTCATTTGTGAGAATGAATTTGAAGTCGAAGGTATTTCGGCTTTTATTGCCGTCATTGTTAACGTTCCAGACGAAGGTAATGCCATTATTTAGCCTTTAAAATCTCGATTTCTTTCTTTAACTCCTTAATTGCCTCCACTAATAACGCAGTCACGTTTCCGTAGTTTACTCCATAGTTCTCATTCGCATCAATCGAAGCCAATTCAGGCACTACATTTGCCACCTCTTGGGCGATAAATCCTATCTTGCGTGATTTATCATCTATGTCAATTCGGTTGTAATATACCCCGTTTAACGAGCAAACTTTATCGAGTGCTTTATCGATTGAAATAATATTTTCTTTTACTCTTTTATCCGAAGTAATAACTACATCAACCGTTGCACGAATCGTACCAGCAACATCCATTGCATAGCCTGCATCTGTCGTTTGTCCAACTAATAAATGGCCCGAATTTTGTATTGAAACTTTTTCAGCATAATCAATAAAAAAACCAATTTTGCTTCCAACTAAACTGAACGGAATTGGTGTTGCAACGTTATCAGTAGCAAAAAAAGTAATTGTATCACCAGTAGTAACCCAATCACCATAACCAATACCAAAATTTAAATTAGTATAAGGCTGAACCGTTAATTTATAAATACCGGTAGTTGTTCCAATATTAACCTTTCCCGAATTTTCATAAATCACCGAATTACCAATTGTCGTTGTTCCCGTAAATTTTGTAATATAATTACCCGAACCTGACCCCGAAATTGAACCCGTAATTGTGGCTTGCAAATCAGCGATAGTCTTCTTGTAAAGTTGACCCGTAGAAGCATCACCAATCATAAATAAATCGGAGGTACCAATCGATGTCTTTGTAACTAATTGATTAATCTTTTTATTTGCCATAATTATGGGAATGTTAATCCATTTGTGGTGATATAATTTGTAATAGCATTAAATAATAATGCCCTTCCTGCATCATTTGGATGCAATCCGTCACTTGTATAAGTTCCTTGCTGTGTGTCAGGATTCCATGCACTTCCGGTACCTGGAATATATTTAATATAAACTTGTTCAGCAGATGAATAACTTGAAACTAAAGTATTTAATGCACTTTTATATGCAGTTAATAACGGGCCGACAGTTGGCCTATCCGATGGATTCCATGGGCTTGGTGCCAATACAATGATATAACAAGTAGGATATTTTTTCCGATAATAGTTAATTATTGATGTAGTATTTGCCATTGATGTAGCAAGCGGAATACTTTGTGCAACATCATTAATACCGTGTTCAATAAATAAAAATTTTGGTTCTTGTTTAAAATCATACCAATTTTGAAAAATTCTATAATCTTCCATTGTATTAGTTTGACTTCCTGAAATTGCCTTATTTACAACTCTTGTATAAATTTTAAGATTATCAGCTAACCATTTTTTTAACATAAATGTATAATTTGTTCTAAAAGACCCAGCCCCTGATCCATTTGTTATAGACGTACCCGCCCAAACCATCGGTCTTGATGATAAATCTGTATCGTTACTTATCGAAACTCCTTGAAATTGTATAGATATATCAATTGGCAAAGATGTTTGAACCGTTAAAGTATAAGTTTTTGCACCATTATTAGCAATAACATCAGTTGTTGTCATTGTATAAGATTTACCAGTTTGAGATAATATAAATCCAGTACCAACTGCAGAAATAAAATTACATCCAATTGGTAATGTATCTGAAATAACTAATGAACCGGCTGATGAACTTCCACTATAATTAGTTATAGTAACTACAATTGAAAATGTATTTAAATTTGTATTTACCGTAGTATGTCCACTTTTTGTAACCATAAAACCCGTTTGGTTTACAGTTGCAAAAGTTGAACTTGGACTAATAGCAGGAATATTAGCTATTTGAAATCCATAACCTTGTGTATCAATTCTTTTAAATTTATTTATAGGTATTGTTGTTACTCCATTAACATGAATTGATACAAATTGTGCACCGATAATACTTGAACCAGTACTATCGAACATATCTAAAGTTAAAGGAGTTGATGATCCTATTGTTACAGATTTTATATATAATGCACTATCAATTGTACCATTACTCGTTATACCATTACCTAATCTATGTGATTGACTACCATTCCATAAAAAATTTTTAGATTGAATTAAAGTAATTAATGTTCCATATCCTTCTAAATTTAAATATTCTTCAAAATCATTGTAACCGTTATTTATTACCGGAAAATTTGCCATATCTTATTTTATTTATTAGTTATTCCAAGGTAAAGGTAAA